CGCTCATGTGGTCGTCCGACCAGATTTCCGCGCTTCGGCGCGGGAAGCGGTTCGACGCCACGTACTTCTCGAAGTCCTCGCGGCCCATCTCCACGTCGCCCACGATGAACGGAACGCCGTTGCGCTCCTCCAGCGTGATGTCGAGCACCGCGCCGACGGCCTCCTTCGGCTCGCTGTGGTCCTCCTGCGAATGAAGGACCACGATCCGCGGGTGCTGCTTGCGCGAGATGAACGCCTTCGTGCGATCGACGATCCGACCGACCTTCGTGCGGTCGAACTTCTTGATCTCCTCGTCAACGCCGTCGTCGATCGACGGGTCGTAGCCGGAGAACAGCTCGAGACGCCGAATGACGACCTTGTCTCCCTGCTCGGAAATCGCGTGCGATGCGCCCACGTGCCTATTGACAGTCACGGACGACGGAAAAGCAACGGCGAAGCCAATAAAACGCCCCATCAACGCGGATGCACGGCATCATTCATGCGACAACGCTAGAACAACGAAATGACGGCTCCCGCCTTTCGGCGGGAACCGGATCGCCCTGCGCCGCTTCGACTTGGAAGCCCGCGTCAGAGGTCAATCGGCCAGGATCATGTACTGGAGGTTGATCGCGGCGGTGTCGGCCTTCGCCGTCGGCGCGTTCGTGCCAAGGCGGATCACGGCGATCTCGCCGGCCTTCAGCTTCGCGAACGGCACGAAAGACGTGGAGATTCCAGTTCCGATCTCGACGAAGTTCGTCGCGTCGGTGTTGCGGAAGTAGGCGTATCCCGCGGTCGTCACGTCGTTCATCAGCAGCGCCTCCGCCGACGTGCCGATCGCCTGCACTCCCGACGTGATCGCCGTGCCCGTCAGGTTCGCGAGGATCGGCGCGGGAAGCTGCGCCGCATACGTGAAGCCCTTGCTCACCTCGAGCCGCGCCGTGATCTGAATCTCATTTGCCATGACAGACTCTCGTTCATGCGTCGCTGGAAGTCAACCGCAAACCTCAAACCGTTTGAAGTTCGCCGCGCACCGTGCGACGACTGTGTACCGAAGACCAACAATCACCGAAACCCCCTGTCGGGGTACTGGCCGCGGTCGATGTAGCCCTGACGCGCGCCGTTGTACGCGCGCAGCGCCGCGTAGTCGATGCCCGACCCCGACACCAGCCCGAGCCGCTCCGCCTTCCGCCACGACACGGGACGCAGCACCGCGCGGCAGTTCTTCCCGCACGGAGGCACGCAGCCCTGGCGCACGATCTCGGCCATCGTGTTCACGTAGCCGTTCACCTGCCAGTGGAACCCGTCGTCGCGGTAGATGCCCGACGGATTGCCGCGCGTGCGCTCGTCCATCATCTCGCTGATCTCCCACAGCGGATACCGCGGCTCGTACTCCGCCGGCGCGGCGCCGACCCCGGCGGCATCCGCAGCAGAGCCGCCGCCCGTCGCCGCAGGCATCTCCCCGAGCGCGCTCGAGACGATCCCCATGTTCACCGCGCGGCGGACCTCGTCGAGCGCCACGTTCTCCGACCGCGACGGCAGCGTCCGCACCAGCACCCGCGCGTCCGCGTCGCCCGTCACGATCTCGTGCGCCGTCCGCGCCGTCTCCATCGTCACGCCCGCGCGCCGCGCGCGCGCCGCGACCGACGCGGGAACACCGCGCGCGATCGGGCGCCACGCCGCGGGATCGTCCTCGTCGAAGAACAGCAGGTAGATCGCCTCGAGCATCATCCCGCCGTACAGGTCGGACACCCTGTTCCGCCGGCCCTCGCTCTCGACCGCGACCCGATGCACCATCGCACGCGCGCGCTCGAAGAACGCCGTCATGTCGCCCATGTCGTTCGACTCGGGAAGGAACAGCCCGCGCCCGCGACCGTACGCCTCGAGCAGCGACGCCGCCACCGCGGACTCCATCTCGGTCCACAGGCCGCTCCGCAGGCCGCGGCGCCACGCCGACGACATCGACTTCTCGGCTTCGCGGATCGCCTTCACTCACCGTCCTCCTTCGCGACGATGCCGCGCGCCCACGACCAGCCCTCGTCTCCGCCCCATCCGTACCACGCCTGCCAGCCCTTGCCCTGCTCGTCCCACGTCTCGCCCTTCTTGTCCACCTCGTGACGCTCGAAGAACGACACCATGCGGCGAAGCGTGTCGATCGACAGCGCCTTCCTGTTCGACAGGTCGCGCGCGCGCGCGACGCCGACCGCCGTCATGCCGCGCTGGCTCTCGGGCTTCCCCTCGCGGACCTCGAGCGCGCGCCGCGCGTTCGCCGCCACCGACTCGGGCGGAACGTGGCCGTCGCCGCCCTTCGAGTTCAGACCCTTCATGCGGCGCTTCACCACCTCCGCAGCCGTCTCCTCGCTCATCCCCTTCACGACCAGCTCCGCGATCATGTCGCGGTGCGCCGCGGAGTCGGCCTCGTGCGAGTGCCGCGACTTCGCAACCATGTCGTAGGCGATCGCCCACGCCTGATCGTCGGGGTAGCCCTCCTCCACCAGCGTCCGATGCTTCCGCACGATCTCCTCGCCCACGCCGCGCTCGTTCTTCGACTTCGACGGCTTCTTCCGCGTCTTCGGGTAGTCGTGCGGACCCGACGCGCACCTGTTCGAGTCGGTGAACCCGCCGAAGCCGTTGCCGCAGTTCGACGTGGACTTCCGACCCTTGCGCCGCCGGCGCCGCGCCTCGCGGCGGAGCTCCTCGTCGCTCAGGCGCGAGAACACCTGACGCACGTTCAGCATCGGCTCCTCGTCGCCGCCGTCCCCGCCCTCGTCGGACTCGGGAAGCACGTCGCGCACCTTGCCCGTCAGCACGGGCTCGTCGACCTCGGGCATCGCGAGGCCGAGCATCTTCCGCGTCTCCACCTCGCTCACCGTGCCGCCGAGCTCGTTCACGAAGATTCGGATCGCCTCGAGACGCTTGTCCGCCTCGGGGTTCTCGATCGAGAAGCTGAACCGCGGATACCGCTCCTGCGGGCCGAAGTTCATGTCCACCAGCTCCTTCACCAGCTGGTGCGTCACCGTCTCCGCCAAATCCTCCGCCACGAACTTCATCTGCCGCGTGAAGGTCTTCTGGTGCTGCGTCCCGATGTTCGACCCGATGCCGCTCGACACCGCCTCGCTCGTCGCGCTCTGGCCGACGATCAGCTCCTTGATGTTCTTCGCGAGCCACTCCGTCAGGTCGGCGAACACCTGCGCGCGCGCGGCCCCAGGCTCGAGAATCTCGATCTCGTAGTCCTTCTGCCCCGGCGTCGCGCGCGGAACCACCGCGCTCACGTCGCCGACGAGGTTCCGCAGGATCTCCTCCATCTCCGCCTTGCCGTCCTTGTTCGCCATCGGGTAGTAGCCGACGCGGATGCCCTGCGCGTAACGCTCCGCGTACGTCGCCCAGTTCTGGAGCACCGCCTGCTTCAGATTCCAGTACCACCACACCACGTCGCGCACGCCCTTGCCGAGATACGCATACGCCGTCTCGTAGGGATCGTCGAAGTCGGGGCCGTGCACCATGTACCGATGCCACACCACCGCGCGGCGCTCGATGTCCGTCAGCACGTGCACCCGCGAGTCGAAGCCCTGCTGCGTGTCGCCGCCCGTGCCGTCCATGTCCGCGTAGTACCGCGGCCCGACCTTGATCGCCGGCGCGCCCTCGAGGTTCACGGTCAGCGTGTCGGGATGCATCGGCATCCAGTCCACCACCTCCACCACGCCGCCCTTGCGACCGTAGATCACGTTCCCCGCGCTCGAGCCGTACCACACCGCCTCCAGCAGATGACGCAGGAAGTCACCGAACCGCGGGAAGCCCGCCATGATCTCCGCCGTCCGCTCCGCGATCTCCTCCGCCATCGGGTCGCTCGAGTCCGACGGCTTCACCTGCCACTCGAGCCCCGCGATCGACACCTGCAACTGCTGCAACGGAGCCATGCAGTCGGGGTCCGACCGCATCTGCTTCATCAGCTGGCGGTCCTTGCGGTACGCCAGAGACGGGTTCCGCAGCATCTTCGCCACCGACGCGAAGAACGTCCGCTGCATCTCGATCGGAAGCGCCACGGGCGCCGTCATCTGCCGCGGCAACGATCCGCCGGCCTCGCCGCTGTCCAGCAACTCATCCATACAGCCTCCATAGACGGCTCTTGCCGCTCGAACTCAACTCGGGCCGCGCCACGGTTCCGTAGCCGCCGCGCGCGCACATCTCCATCAGGTCCACCGCCGCGTCCACCGTGTCGTCGTGGTCGCCCGCAGGGAACGTCGTCATCTCGTCGTACAGCACCTGGTGCTCGCGGCTCACGCGCCCGCGCTCCCCGCGCAGACGGAACCGACCACCTTCCACGAACGCCTGCTTCTCAGACGCCCGCGTCAGCTTGTCCTTCACCCGCACCAGCGGAACCACCACCGTACCCTCGCACGATTCCGCCAGCTGCTGCACCAGACCCGCCTGCGGGCCGTTCCCCTCCGCCGCCAGAACCTGCACCCCCGACGCCCTGCACTCCCGCGCGCAGATGCGACGCCACTCGGGGAACCCCACCCGCGCACGCACCACCTTGTCCACGTAGCAGAAACCGTCCATGCTGCGCCAGCCCGTCACCAGCACCGACCAGTCCGGGTCGCCCTTCCTCACAGTCCGATCGCTGAACGCAAAGTCCGTCGCCGCGATCGGCTGGCCCGTGATCCGAACCACCTCGGGAACCTGACCCTCGTACATCGACCGATCCAGCCACACGTGCTCGTACACCAGCTGGTCGCTCGAGACGGGACTCAGCTCGTACGCCCTCGCATACGCGATCGGCCCGTACTCCCTCCGCAACGTCGCCATCAGCTCGGGCGTGTACGCCGACGGCCACGGACTGTCGAGCCCGCGAACGGGCCTCCGAAACAGCCCGCCCTCGTCCCCGTGGAACACCCTCCAGTCAGACGTGATGTCCGACACGTGGTACGGCGTCCCGAACTTCCACTGCCGAACACGCTTCGCAGACCGATCCAGCGTCGGCAACCAGATCGTCCGCCACGCCTCCTTCACCTGATCCCGAAGCGCAGGCTGCTGGATCGAGTTCCGAAGGTCGCAGATGTCGTCCGCGATCAGCAGATCGCTTCGACCGCCCGCGCGCCCGAACACGCTCACGCTCTCCACCGTCGCGTCGCGAAGGAACCGACTCCGCTTCACCGTGAAGCTCGTGTTCCCCCACGTCGAGCCATCGTCCGCCTCCACGTCAGGGAACACCTTCCGGTACTCATCCGACTCCACGATCTTCCGGATCAGCGTCACCGTCTTCGTCGCCTCGTCGTCCGACGACCCGACGATCTTCACGCGGATCAACGGGTTCCGACCGATCTCCCACGCCACACGCGCCGCCATCTGG